GACTCCAATATCTTGCGGCTGAATTAACGAAAGTAATATTCAAATCAAATGCATTTACGTTATAAAATGCTTGTCTATTACTACTTCCGTTGTATAATGGCGGGAGGATAAGCGGTTCACAAAAATAGACGTCTACAATAGCTGTTATAGTAGCACCTAAAACTGCTTGGACTGGATTTAGTACAATTGCAAAAGGATATGCACCTCTTGGTAATTTAGCGCCATCAGGAACATCAGCATATCCACCTAAAGGATTACGAACTGCTCCAGTAAGATCAGCGTATTGTTGAGATTGATCAGGATAATTTGGAAAAGTACTGTAATCTCCATTTAAAAGTGTATCTTCAGTATTATACCATGACATTGGATGAATAATATCAGATAAATTGATACTAACAGATTGATTGTTAATAGTAGCAGTCAATGTTTCAATTGATCCACTAATTGGATATGCTCTAGGAGCAGAAAATCCTGGTTTAAGTAATTGTTGTCCTAATGGTGGAACTCCAGACATAGTAAGTCTAATTGGAAGATAAAAGTAAACTTTTGAATCCATAAAAACTTCTGCAGATGGAGGTGGCATACTAAATTGACATGAACTAGTTGAAATTGACGTAGATGTCCACGCTTTCCATGTAGTTTGTTCACCACATTTTAATACCGCATAATCACGGACAGGATTGACTATTGTTCTTGGATCTCTTACTGTTACAGCATTTAAATGTTGATATGACAAGGACATGTTTATATATAATACAAAGATTTTATATTATATACGTTAGTTAAGTCCAATAGGTTTCTTATACAGATCTTTTCTAAGAAAAGCTAATTTTATGTTGATTTGTTGATATACCGATATTGTAAGCGGATATAATCTATTATCTGCATCTTCCCAGAAAAATTTAAGATCAAATGATTGCAATGGTACTGTTGCGATCATATCGGTTAATCTGTATTGACCAGATGGTAAATAATACGCGATTTGACGACTATCACCTCCATTATTGATTATTGGTATCCTCCGATGGCAACTGATTCAGCAACTATTGGTAATCTTGCAGATAATATTAATATCTTTCGAATTGATGACCATAATGGTAATACATTCCATTGTTGGCTCAGAATACCCCATCCAACTGGTAAATATTGTTGAAATGGTTTAAATGGAATAGTTGGAGTATTTAATATAAAATCTACGCCATCCACATTATTAGATCCACGATCTTGAGATGAAAAAGCACTAAAATAATTTTCTAGTAAACTATTCATGTATATTTTATAAGTAGTCGTAGTAGAACCGCTTAATGTTGGGCTTATTGCTAATTTTATTAATTGAGTACTTTCATCAAAGAAAAAATAAGGAACATCTGGATTTCCTACAGAAGTTGCATCGTACCATGCTAATAGAAGTGCATTGTTTACCATATCTATAAAATCAGTATAATTATAAATGTAATAATATGGTGTGATAACTTGTTCTAATTGATCTTGAACAGGCGGAGATATATTATTATTATTATCATAAATTACATTCCGAGGATAATTTGTCGTTGCACCTAATAATGGGGTTGCTTGTATTCCGATTATAAATGGAGTTAAATTATAATTACCTTGATTTGGTATTATTGGGCATATAAAAATAGGAACAGTATCCAATGGAATATCAAATCTTAAAACACTACAATAATATTCCGATGCATTATCGATAAAAGCAGTATCATTGTTAACTTGATATTCTGCAATAAATGGTTCTGCACCAATTGTAGGTACAGCTGGATTAGTTGATGATATAACTTCTGGATGAGTAATTGTTGCATTAAAATACACATTATCATTTTCTCGATAGAAATCTTCTCTTGATTTTGGATAGCGTCTCATGTATATACTATAGCGATATTTTTAATTCAATAAAATATCTTGTAATTTTTTATTTATCTTCATATACATTAAATGTTTCTCGCTTTTCTTATGGGTACTTTGGTTGGATCGCAGTGTCTCAACTCCACATACGTCACAGATAACTTTGTCAGACCAATGAACTTTGTTTTCAAGTCGGGGTCTCCCAGTCTTCTTCGCGGAGCTATCGTATATTGCCTTGCCAATGGGCTTTTGTACATATTTTAATTCTTCAACAGACATTTTGCTTAGCTGTTTACCTTTTTGGATTTCGTCTTGAATTTTTTTTACGTCCATATATATTGGGTTAGATAATAATATTATTAACCACATAAGTATTTTATAAAATCTATCTATTATATATAAATGTTTTCGCTTAACTGTTATGATGAAGACGAAGGTACGCCTATCGCAAAATTTATGAATAAACGAAAAAGTACTCTATTATGCATATCAAAAGATGGCGAATCAAGTGATAGTGATGATGATAAACTCAAATATGTACAATTAGCATCTGGAAAATTTGAACCAAGAATGAATCCATATCAACGGAATGTTAATTATATTGCTGGTCCATCTGGTTCTGGTAAAACTCATTATGCAGTTGCATTAGCAAAAGCGTATTTAAAAATGTTTGATGTACCATTTTTTGTATTTAGTAGAACAGATTATCGGAAAGATCCAGCTTTTAAAGGTATGAAACCTATTCAAATCGATATAAATGAATCACTTTTAACTGACCCAATTGATATAACTCAAGAATTAACTGGAGGATCATTAGTATTATTTGATGATTGCAATACGATCCAAGATGATAAATTATTAAAAGTTGTTGAAAAGTTGATCGCAGATATCCTCGAAATTGGTCGCAAGGAAAATATCAATATTCTGTACACGTCACACTTGGTCATACCAAATAATAAGAAGGCAGCTAGAACTATTATGAACGAATTACAAACTGTTACAGTATTCCCTAAATCAGGAAGTGCTCAACAAATTAGATATGCATTGAAAACTTATTTTGGATTGGATAATAAGCAAATTGATCGAATAATTCAAACTAAATCTAGATGGGTAACGGTAAGTAAATCTTATCCAATGTATGTTTTATCAGAGAAAGAGGCATATATTTTATAATCTTATAATATAATGAATAAGACTATAAAATATTATGAAGATGTTGCTTTATCCAATTCAGATGTATTAAATCAATTGAATGGTAAGGTAAAAATAGTATTATATCCAGATTTGTACAAATATCATTCAATTGATGAAGTATTAGGACCTTATGGAGCATGTGTATTATTATTTGAAGCGAAACCAAAGTATGGACATTGGGTTTGTCTATTTAAACAAACTCAAGATGAAGTTTGTTTTTTTAATCCATACGGAGGTTATCCAGATGATAGTTTGCATTATATTAGCGATGAATTTAAACAAAAAAGTCACCAGAATAAACCAATATTATCGCAACTTTTATTAGAATCTCCATATAACTTATCATACAATGAATTTCAATTCCAAAAAAGAGCAAAGGATATCAAAACATGTGGAAGACATTGTGTTGTTAGATTATTAGGAAGAAATGAAAATTTATATGAATATAAAGATACGTTGGACGCTTTACGGGAACAATTAGATATGGACTATGATGGAGTTGTTACATATCTTACAATATAAAATGTTGATTACATATATAACTATGGCCCTTTCAAATATTTTGGAACCAAATTTTTACGACATTTTTGCGAATAGTATTACAACAAGGATTCCTATAATTGGAACAACTGGTCCAACTGGTGCAACCGGTACACAGGGTGTTCCAGGACCTTTAGCTCCGGGTATTACGGGTGCAACTGGTCCAGGTATTACCGGAGCAACTGGTCTAAATGGATCTACGGGTCCAACTGGTCCAAATGGAATATCCCTTTCAGCAATAGGATCAACTGGAAATGCAAATGGTGCAACTTTAACAGGTAGCGTTTTAAATCTTCAACCAGCAACTGCTTCATTTGGTGGAGTTATAACAACTGGAACTCAAACATTTGAAGGATTCAAGGCATTCAATAAGACTATTATTCTTAGCGAAAATCTTCAACTTCCATTAACGACTGCCACAACTGGAGTTATTATGGGTGGTGCAAATACTCTTTTACATCAATTCGATCTTGATCACACGAGTATATTTTGCGGTGGATCAGCAGGAAATCTAACTAATACAGGAACACATAATGTTGGAGTTGGACAAGCTGCTCTTTTTAATCTTACTAGTGGTAGTAATAATATTGCAATAGGCCATAAT